AACAAGTGGCAGAAATAAAAGCATCATTATTGCTTTCAAAATATTCATAACTGGTTTTATCAAGAAATCAAGTGCCTCAATTAACATCGCAATAATTCCAACCCATCCGAGTAATTTTCCGAATCCTGATATTGCAAGTTCTTTCGGCTTTGCAAGCATCCCTCCGATTCCGCCTCCTCCACCAGAACCTCCGACCATTCCCCCGAATGACTTTTTCTGATTTTCCCTGAGCGCCTTGGTCAGTTCTGTTTTATCCGGAATTAACCGGACATGTAAGTCAAACAAAGCCATTTTAATGTTGTAATTTTTTAATATCTTTCGATGTCATGCTTCCACCGCCGTCGCGAGATTCAACTCCTTTTTGTCTTCCGCGGATTATGGCCTGGAATGCATTAATAAAATAAGCGTCTTCTTCTAATATATCTTTCGGCAACTTGGAAAAAGTTTCGCACATCTGTTCTAAATTAATTAAATAAATAATTTCTGGTTCCACATTTAGATTTTTCAGTATTCCCGAAAGGAGATCAGGATCCTGTATTTTTCCAATAACTGCGGATATCTCCTCTAGCCTTAGAAAAAACTTTCTTGTCCGGAAAAAGGCATTAAGAGTTCTCTCATTACTTTAGTCAATTTTTTCTTTTCTTCAAGGTCTAAATCTTCCAATTCATCCAAAGAAAGATTTGTTTTCTCGGCAAGCATTTTATTCTCGAAATCAATAAACTCATTTGATTCCGCGAGTGCGCTTTCCGGGTTTTCTTTGTCTAAACTTTTTGCGATTTCACTTATTTTTTTCAAATAAGATTTCTGATCGCGACCCTTGAAATGAAGATCAAATTCAACTTCTGCAATTTGTCCTTCTTTCTCTACATTTATTTTTACTTTCATTTTACTTACTTACTTTTTTTAATTAATCCTAACTGCTAAGCAATTAGTCGAAGTTTGTACTGCTGATGTTATCAACGTAATAAACTCCATTTGTTCCGTAGCTCTTCGCATTTCCTTTGAATGAAGAAATAACAATCTCTCCAACATTTAGTGGATGTCCTGCTTCTTCATATTGGTAGTCGTTAAGCTGAGCATAGAATTCTCTTCTTCCGCTTCCCAATGCAACCCCGTTGTGGGAATTGAAAATTATTGAATATGGTGTTGGACTTGTCTGCGGACTTGTTGAACTTGATGTTCCTAAAAATCTTTTATGTTCAACCTGATTCTCGAATATCATTGTAAAATCAAAAGTTGGCTCGAATAATCCCTCTACTTGTTCCTGGTGAAAAATGCTTCCTGCTGCGTCAACCATAATCGGATTATTGTTAAAAGTTAAATTAAAAGATTGAATTTTCCCTGCACTCGCTTCTGATGCTGCGACTCCAACACTAACTGATGAATGCTTGTAATGAAGAATTGGCAAAGTCGATATAATCGCTGTTTCTGCTGCAACGTCTGAATCGTCTACAGTTTTTGCTTTTATTGTTCCATTAAATGTAAGTATTCCGTCTTTTTCTAATGCAATTGTTCCTTGATTAAATTTGCATCCGGCATATTGAAAGCAATAATCTGTATCTCCATTAAAAGAATATTCCATTGAAAAACTTGAAATTGAATTTGGAACCGCAGTTATCGCATGCTTCCAATCATTTGTGCTTTGCGTATGTGTTAAATCTCCAAGAAGATATTGAAGTGGTCTTCCATGCTGTAAAAAAACACTAATTTCTGAATCTAAATCAACTATTCCTGCGACTATTTCCTGAATCTCTCTTGATCCTGCTGCGCCTATTTTTGTATGAGTTCTTTTATCTGTCGGAGAAAATGTTTGCAATAATCCAAGGTCATCTGTGAAAGCGACTTCTGTTCCATATACGGATTCCTTTCCAATTAAAAGCGTTGCAGCTTTTGAATGATTACTTGTCATAACTTACTTACTATTTTTTAAGGTGTTTTTTATATTTAAACTTATGTTCTGCCGATCGGTTCTATTTTTGAAACATCGATGTTAAAATATTTCCTTAATTTTTCAACTATGTCATTTCTCAAAGAAACCTTATCGTCTTTTAATGCATTTTTCAAATCTTCAAGTGTGTTGTATGTCCTCTTTAAGTCAACTAATGTTTCCTTTCCAATTCCTTTTATTTTTAATAAGTCGTCGAAATCGTCAAATTCCTTAACTGACTTTTCTTCAGAAATATAAAAATTTTTATTTCTTAAAATTTTTTCTGCATGCTCTTCATTTACTTCTATCGGCAAATCTGGTTCTGAAAAAGTATAAACAAAACTCGGCTTCATGCTTTTAATCTTTACATTCCCCTGGCGACTCGCTATTTTTACTTTCATTGTTTGTTGAATCTCTCTAATTTAAGTGTTAATAAAAATCTCCATAAGTTTATAGATTTGTCGCTGAGATCTTGAAAACTTGTAATGTCCGCGATATCAAAAAATGGATTACTAGCAAATGGGTTTTTTTCATTTGCGATAATTATTCTCTCAATCTCATTTCTCATAAGCAAAACTTGATTTCTTGAAAACATGGTCCTTATATCAATAAAAACAGGATTAACTTTGTGCTTTGCTCCGCCACCTGCTCCTGCATCATTGTCGACTTCGTTTCCTTCATATAAAAAAATAAAATCCTTGCTTCCCCCCATAGAAAAGTCAACTCTTTTGTTTTCGAATACGCTGTTTATTGTAGGTGTTCTAGATCCGGTACTCGCAGAAACCCAATTATTATCCAAAAGTGTTTTAACGTCTGCAAGTAAATCAACAGCCATTATAATCCTCCAACGACCATTTCTTTGTATCTGCTAATTATTTTTTCTGCTTCTTCAGTCCATCTTCTTGCTTTGTCCGGCAAAGGAATATTTGAAGTTCCTTCCGGGAATAAAATGCTACGATCATCTCCTTCTGTTAAATCAACAGCTGTCAATAATTTGCATGCTTTTTTTATGTCTTTAGGAACTGACGTTTCCCCGAATCTGTAAGTTACCCGGACTCCGAAGTTTCTTGGCAAAAAAAGAGCATAAGATTTTATGAATAAAATTCCCATTTGATAATCTACCCAATAATCTTTTTCTCTTCCCTCAGCTCTATTTAAAATAAAATCTTCCCAAGTGCTTCCATTCCAAACTTCTAATTTATCCCCGCTTGCTGAACTAAATGTTCTTATTTTTCTATGATTTAGAAAAACCTGAATTCCGTCTCTCAATTGATATGCCGGTTTTTCTAAGTGGTGTGTTTCTTCGGTTATTGTTTTTGATCTCCAAGCATGATTTGTTTGGTTATCAATATAATCTTCGTTTTCTGCGATAAAACTTTCTACTTCTGTAGTTGTTGGATCCGTCACAGATGAAAAAGTATTATTAATAAATGATCCGACGTCTGACGCAGTGCAATAAACTACTGAACTGCTTTGAATCGCTTCCTCAAAATTAACTATAATATATGAATCATCAAAAATATTATTTATGAAAGTTATTGCTGTTCCGGTGTTTGCGTGTACAACGGTGTAATCTACATCAAGGGATAAAATTATCCCCTGGACATAAACGCTGAAACTTTCGTCTGAAGTAAGTCCAATATTTGAAATTGTTAAAACTCGATTTGTTCCCCCGTCTGATCCTGTGCAATCACTTCCGACATATCTCTCAATTCTTACGGCCATATTATTTTAAAGTCTCTCTAGTTTAAAAGAATTTGGAATTTGGATAAATTACTATTTTACACTGGTTTGATATAGAAGTCCTTCCTATGTTTGAAATATTTGCGCTTACCTTAAAAATTCCTGCTCCTTCAAACGTTAAATTATTTCCTCCGATATTAACGTTGCTTGAAATTGAGCAATTATCTGCGCAGTTTACATTCCAATTTCCACTTGAATAAGTACACGTGTCTGTTGTTGGACTTAACAAAATTAAAACATCTGTGTTTTTTGAAGAAGAAATATTTATCGTTGTCGTGTTTGATGCATATCCCACCATTGATGCCGTTACATTATGGGGGAAAGCCAAAATCTTTGTTCCTGTATGCAAATATTCTGAAATATTTTGTCTTGGAATGTCTCCTGTGGAATTTGTTGTTCCTGAATAAATGGTAGTTGAAGAAATATCTTTTATGCTTACTCCTGCCCCATTAATTACAACGCTTTCGTTGTCTTTAACATTTATGTTGACATACCATTGCCTTGAAAAATTCGCAGTAACAGTAAATCCTTGATAATAATCAACCCCATTATAAGATATGTTTGTTAAATTATTATTTCTTATAATTCCGTCCGGATCTGAAAAAGATGCAACAACTATTCCGTTATCTGTTGCAGAATCACCAATTATTTTTATATCTATAAAACTATTATTTTCTGAAATTTCAGAAGATCCAGAAGTATCAATTCCCAATATATCTCTATCTGATCTTGGATTTCCAGTTAAATCTATTGTTCCCCCATAAATTATGTTATGGGAAGAATTTGAAATCTCAAACATAATAAATCTATTAGTTATATTTGTAGATGCGTTAATTAGAGAATTGTTGTTAAAATAATTTCCAACAGAATCGTCTACGAATATTCCTGATGTTGTAGAATTAATTATAATATTATTTGAAATACTTTCATTGTTTGCTCCGTCGTCTAATCTAATTCCATTTGTTAATGATGAATAGTTTATAATATTATTTTTTATAATATTGTTCGAGGAATTGTAACATTCTATATTTCTACTATTATTAAAAACGTAATTATTTGAAAGGTTATTTGGTCCTGAATTATGTCTTGATAAAATTCCATCTCTACTTGATCCTTCTATTCTGTTATTTGTAATGGTATTATTATTTGAACCTGTATCTATAAGAACTCCGTCATAAGGATGAACGTAAGAAATATTATTTAAATTAATTATATTATTATCTGAATTAAGAAAATACATCCCGGTTTCATCGTCGTAACAAGTATTACTTGAAATATTATTCCCAAAAGAAAGTTCTATCCTAAAACAATCATAAAAAGTTTTGTTTGCTGAGTTTCCATAAAAATTGCTATTGTTTATGTTATAGGTGTCCATTGCAGAAAAAGCAATTGAATTGTAAAAATTATTATATCTTACGGTGACGTTTACTGCGTTGGCCATGTATATCCCGCTTCCATAACTTGTATTAATAGAATTATTTTCAAAAATACCATTTGAAGAAATAAATTGCACTGCGTTGTTTGTAGAAGCATTAAATATTGTATTGTTTCTAATTATGCTATTAATTCCCCCTGTTCCTGTGTCAAGAATTGCTAATCTATAATTGTTCAAAAATTGATTATTTGCTATTAAATTATTTGATGACGCACCCTGTCCGTATCCATCTCTTGTCTTACTATAAGAAAGAATATTATTTGAAATTGATGAATTACTTGTTGGATTAAAAAGTATATTTTGCAGGTTGCTTCCAGTTACGTTCATATCATGAATTGATTGATTAAAAGTATTTACTGCTCTTATTCCGTATGAAAAATTACTAATTATTCCCCCGTAAATTATGGTATTATTTGCACTTATTAAAACTCCGTCTCCCGTGTTTGTTCCAGTTATACTAAATCCTGCAAAATCTAAAATAACATTATTACCGGTTATTGTGAAACACGTTCCTGAAGAAGTCAATGATTGATTAAGTGTATAAGTTCCAGAAGTTAATGTTGAACAAAAAAGTGCGCTGACATTTCCAATTAAAAAAATAAATAAAATTATAAAAATTATTTTAAATTTCATTATAACCGCCTCCCTGAGATATTGGGTATAATCCTGAATTTATTTCATATTTTTCATAATAACTCCCAACTTGAACTTCTTTATTTTTTTCAATTGGATCGACGACGTAATCATAAAAAATATTTCCTTTGCTCTTTAAATCGAATGTATCCGTATCGACTCCTTTCATAGAACTTAAATAAATTCTGTAAAATCCCGGAGATGAAATATTTTGAAATTCTGCTATTTTTGTCTTTGCACCTTTTTTGTAAACCTCGATACTTCCATTTCCTTTTGCATAAATTAAAATATCATTTGATTTGTTTAATTTTCTTTCAAATTGAACGCGCAGATAATTATTATTTGGAATCTCTGTCCAATTATCATCTTGATTTAAAATTATTGAAGTAACTTTTTCTATTCTATGATGATTCTCGTCGAGAGAATAAGCATTTTTTACTAAAATTAAATTAGAAGATAAAATTATCATTAAAGTTATTGCTACCGCTCCGCCGATAAAATATTTAGTTTTTTTAGCCATTATCCCTGAATAACAACTGCTGTTCCGTTGTAAGAAATATATTTCGCGCAGGTTTGTTCAAGACATATTTTATTATTCTGACTTACGGAAATATTTGCAGCTGAAACATTTAAATTCCCTGTCATTGTTCCCCCTATCTTTTCTAAATAGCTTGTGTTTGTTATACTTCTGTATGCAGCGTCGTTAGTCGTGTAATTCGTGTTAAAAGTGGCCTGACTCATAAGTGTTCCGTTAACTGCATTTGCCCAACTTATATGCGTTAAGAAAGTTGAATAATTTCCAGTAAGCATGTAAAGCGTGTCTGCATAAGTTTTGTTAAACGTTGCAAAGGTTGAATTCCAATAATTATTTCCATTCGTAAGTTGGTTATTATTTGTTGGAACATTCGAAGCAAGTGCAAGAGTTCCGTTCGTCGCTTTCGTCCAATCAATATGCGTCAAAAATGTAGAATAATTTAAAGTCCATCTTGAATCATTCAATGCGTAGTTCTTTGTTGTTAAATAATCTGAATAGTTATTTGCAAAACTTCTGTACACCGGATCGTTTGTTGAATAATTTGAATTAAATGTAGATTGCGTCATAAGTGTTCCATTAACCGCGTTGGCCCATGTTATGTGCGTAAGGAATGTAGAATAATTTGAACCTCTGAATGTATCATTAAGATAAATAGGCGCAGTGGTTACATTATAAAAACCTGGCCCGTTTGTGAAATTAAGAAGATTTGTATATCCTCTATTTCCTAAATTATCCGTGAAATTCGATAAGTGAGTATATCCTCTTGCTCCGAGATTATCTGTAAAATTGCTTAAATGAGTGAATGGGAAATTTGTCGAATTAAAATAACTAAATCCGTTTATTTGCGTTTTTGTGTAATAATCTCCGATTGAGAAACTAGTTCCATTGTAATATCCAAATCCCAAAATTGTTGAAAGAGTCGGATAATTTGCAATATTAAAATCCGTACTATTGTAATAATCAAAACCTAAAATATCCGTCTTGTTAAAATAACTTGATTGGTTCCCTGTCCATAGAGGATCTGATTCTGCTCCTGCAGGAGGAAGTGTCGTTGAATTATAAAATCCGAAAGGATTTGTTTTCAAGTAATAACTATCATTTGTTGTATTTCTATATGGTCCGTCATTTGTAGAATAATTTGAATTAAAAGTTGCTTGGCTCATTAAAGTTCCATTCGTAGCTTGTGCCCATGTAATATGGGTTAAGAAAGTAGAATAGTTTGCTGTCCATTTTGGATCTGTTTCAGTATAAGAAGTTAAGAAACTTTGCGCATCAATCCAATTCTTTAATGAAGTATTCGCCGATGTGATATCTGTGTTCCAATTTTTTATATAACCCGTTGAATTCCAGTCTTTGATTAATCCCGTTGAGTTCCAATTTCTTATTAATCCAGTATTATTCCATCCGGCAATTATTAAAAATGTAGAATAATTAGCGTTCCACAATGTCTCTGGACTTGGATTTGTTGAGTTATAAAATCCGTATGGATTCGTAATTAAATAATAAGAAGTATTTGTTGCATTCCAGTTTGAAGCTAACATTAATGTTCCGTTTGTTGCCTGCGTCCAATTTATTTTATTCAAGAATGCAGAATAATTTCCTACGAAACTTCTATAAATTGGATCATTCGTTGTGTAATTTGAATTAAACAGTGCAGTTGTAAGTAAAGTACCATTTGCTGCTTTGCTCCAATTAATAAATCCGTCGGGGTTTGAATCTAAATAAAAATTATTATCCACATAGTTTTTCATGCTTGTATTTGTGGCCGTGTCAAGTGCATCTGTGTAATTCTTCAGCGAGCTGTTAAAAAATAAATCTTGGCTATCTAAATAATTTTTTAATGAATTATTAAAAATCGTGTCCTGGCTATCGACATAATTCTTCATCGAAGTGTTCGCAGTAGATATGTTTGTTGTTACTTCACTTTTTGTGTAATAATTATTTTTGTCTGCGCTCCAATTTCCAAGTAATCCAACTAATTCTGAAATCTGCGGAAATAATAAATCAACCCAATTAACGACGCTGTTGTTAGCACTCGAAATATTCGAATTTATGTAATTGATGGTTTGCACACTTGTAAAATAAGAACTAATATTTCCTGTCCAATATGGATCCGTTTCTGTAAGGCCCGTTATTCCTGATCCGTTACCAAAAATATACGTTCCTTTTACAATTGTCGCGTTTACGTAAGTTCCGTTTTTAATTCCGTAAATATTCTTTAAGTCAATATTCCCCTGGGGGACAAAATCCGCCGCCGAAATTAAAGAAATTAAAAGCGATATGCATACTAAGTATATACAAAGTCTATACACGTTTTTCATCATTAAATAAAGTCTCAATTATATTTAAAGGTTTATTCTACAGGATTTAGGAATTTATCAACCGCTTCAATAATGCCTGGTTCTTCCGCCAATGCAGCAGGGATCTCTTCTTCTATTAATTCTTTCAAGAACATGTAATCTGAATCTAAAAATTCTAAATATAAACTTTTATCCTCATTGTTCAAAACTTTTCTTATTCTTCCTCTTGCTCTGAAGTTATCCATTCCCTTTAACATGGGTTTTCTCGGATCCTGATGATTTAACAGAAAAGCCAATAATCTCGCTGTATCAGAATTTGTTTTTTCTACCTTTCCATCTTTTAAAAATTCTTCTTCCCATGTGACTATCTGTATTTTTTTCATTGTAAATTTAAAAAATTATTTACTTGTTCGAATGCTCCGCTTGCGAATCCCCAATTTGCTGGGATATCTCTTTCAATTAATTTTTTTAAAAAAGAATAATCTCCTTCTTCAAGAATTAATTTTTTTGTCTTTTCAGCGTCGTCAAATGCTTTTCCTATTCTATTAACCATGCGTGCGAGTTCTATTCCTCTCGGCATTAATTTTGGATCAACATTATTAACGAACCATTCGATAGCACCCATAAGGTCTCCTTCGATAGATTCTCCTTTCTCATTTTTTTCTACCCATCGAACTATTTCAATCTCTTTCATAATAAAGTTAAAAGAATTATAGTTTATAAAAGTTTCTAAAAAAATAATTACGCCATTGTTCCGGCTTGCAAGTAAACTTCACTTCCGTCTATGTCCAACTTAATTTTCTTTGTTACGGTCATTGTTTGTCCGGTTGCATCTGCAACCATTCCACCGACGGTATTCAAAGAGAAAAGATTTGTTATGCTATTTCCGCCATAAACATTCATTACTGAATCCATTACTGCAGCTCCGTTGTTTGTTGCGTAAATCAATTCATGACTTCCTGTAACTGCATTAGCCTGGTGTGAATCAACCCATAATGAACATACGTGACTTGCTGTAATCGCTGCACTTGCTTCAACTAATCCATACAATCCAGCCATAAATCCTGCTGGCGCGTTGAATGTTCCATCTGCCCTTACTTGACCATAAACTCCGATTAATGTTCCGTTAGTTGAAGTGTATGTCGCATCTAAAACTGCAACTCCCTGCACGCTTCTAAGACTTGCTGTTCCACTCGCGATTAAATGTGTTTCTGCATCCAATCCCCAATGCGTTCCACTTGTCTTCGTAGAAGTTGATCTTAATTGAAGAGTATAATCTAACGCTGTTGGTCTTGTATGAACTCTTGTAATTCCTTTGAATGTGATTTGCTGATCCCACTCATATGGCCCATTAGAATAAGGTGGCGATGCCGGCTGTCCGTTTGTTCCTCTAAGTCCTGGAAGCATTAATCTTCATCCTCCGACTCTTCGTCTTCTGAATCTTCTTCATCAGAAAATTCATCTTCTTCGTTTTCTTCTTTTTCCATGATTATGATGCGGCTCTTTCAACCTTGAACACAGCCACTTGTTTTCCATGCCCTGTTGGAACGATCCATAATGTGTCCGTTACTGCTGCGAGGTTTAATGCGTCTATTGCGACTTTTAATGCTGCTGGATCACTTGCGTCCACCAATGCTGGTGCGCTTGCGGTTAAATCTCCGACAGCCATTTACTTCTCTCCTTTCTCTTTCTTGCTTTTCTTTTTTTCCTCGACGACTTCTTCAAACATTTCAGGATGTTCTCTCATATATTTTATATCCCGTGAATCTTTGACTAATTTCTCCTGGTTTCTAAACATCCAAAAAGTATTTCCCGAAGGACATTTAACCTTAAATGCCATGCTTGATGCTTTCATTAAAAAATTAACTGGTTCTTTCGCCAAGAATTGCTCGTGAGAATCTTTACTTACCATTCTCTCTCTTTACAATAAGTCTCTGATCTTACCTTGGGTCTGCAGAGCTGTGCATTTAATTTCACCAAGAGTTCTGTATAAACCCTCAGTATTGAATTTGTTAATTGCGAATGGATTTCCTTGTTCAATTCCTGTCTCGAAGTATTGTGTTGGCTTTGCGATGTCTAATCCTATTCTTGGCTCGCCGTGTCCTTCTGGGTCAGATGTATCAAGCAAATAAATTCTACTGATTGTGTCTTTTGTTACGTCCTTTGAAGGGATTAAAGGAATTCCGTAAAGTGTAGAAATTCTTGCTCCGAAGTTAATTCCTTTGTCTGTGTCGATTCCGTTAACGCTTACTTTCATTCCAGTCTCGCCGACAACTGAATATCTTACTTCGTCTGAATATAATCCAAGGACACTTCTAATTGTGTCGTATCCTGTAACCATTACGGTTGTGTTTCCGCCGTCTTCTGCAATGCTCCAAATTGCTGTTCTAACGATCGAATCTGAAACTGCTCTGTCTGTTCCTGAATTGTGACTTACATAAGAGTCGTAAGTTGTAGCTGAATCTCTGTCTAATCCGAAAATATCGAAGTAAGCGTTATAAGTTCCTCCGAATGCATCTTCTTCTGAATCTGATGAAATAACTCTGTCAATTGTCTCAAATCCTGTTTTTCCTGCGTAATCTGCAGATCCTGCCGCTGCCTCTGCGCTTGCATCAGCCAATAAAGCAACGTTCATGTCTTCTTTGTGCTTTATTCCCATGACTTCTCTCATGTATTCCATATTTCCAATTGCGTCGTCTTCAACGTCGGACAAATATGTTTCAATCTCTGAAACATCGAATGAGTGTGCTACGGTTTTTAATGTGTTTACAACTTCTACCCATGTTGGCTTAATTGTGTCTGGAACTGCTCCGCCTTCACTAACTCCGCCATAAGAAACTGATGTTGCTCTTGCAGTCTGCAATCTCCAACCACTTTTATTCCATACTGACTTCGGCAATAATCCAAGAACGTTAGCTTCCTGGTTGAATAATGCCCAAACTAATTTTCCGTAAACAGCATTATAAACTCCTGTTGTACTCGACAAAACAGGCGCGTCTTCTTTCATAATATTTGAGGAATTGCTTCCATAGAAATAATCTTCAAGTTCTTGTATTGTATTTATTTTTCCGCTCATCTTCTTTTTATTTGTCTCGCCAAAGCATGTGCCTCCTTAAAATTCTTTGGTGCTGGAATAGTAGAGTCTTCTTTCTTTATAAGGTTTTCTCCGACACCTGGTCTTGGTGTAGTTGCTTTTCCTGATTCTAAACTTTTTTTAATTTCATCTACTGATTTTGCAAGTTTATCATAATCTGCTTTTTCGACGAATGATACTTTGTCATCTTTTGCTCCTGTTGCCGGATCCTTGCTCTGAATTTTTTCATCTACGGTTTTTGGAAGTGTTACATCTTTTGCATCTTCTTTCATTGTCGCGTTTGATGCAGCAGAACTTTGAACTAATTGAAGAATTTGTGCGACGTCTTGTTCTAATTTTGTTACTCTCGCTTCAAGAGGATTAGCCATTGGTGCCTGTGGTGCTTGTGCAGGCGCAGGTGCTTGCGGTGGAAATGCTTTTTGTGTCTCTTCTACCATACTCTTTTCTAATTCTTTATTATTTATAAGCTTGTCGGTTTCTTTAATTTCTCCGTCCTTATTTTTTTCTTCTGGTTTGCTGCATCCTTCTTCTATTTTTTCGTTAGAATATTCTTTGTCTGCCTTCTCAACTGCGTTCATTATCGTCGCGCAATACGCTTCCGGATCTTTTTTGTCTTTGTTTGCAAGAACGCATGCTTTAAAATTTTCATATCCGGCGAATGGTTTTTGTATTTCTTCTTTTGACTTATCTGACTTAGCCAAATAATTTATTTCTGTATAATTTGAAGATTTATTTGCAGGACTATGCACGTCGCTGAATTCAAATCCTTCAATCTGTTCTAAAATCTTAACAGGATTTCCTTTTTCGAATTTAATTGTTGAATCACGATTTCTTCCTCCGAAACTAAATCCGGTATAATCTCCTCTCTTTATTGCTTCCCAATGTTCGTCGTCGGATTGGTATCCTTTAAAGTTTTCCACGGTTAACAAAAGTCCTTCTGTCTTTGCGATCGGATGTTCTTTAAATTCGTAATTGATAATTTTTCCAACTGGCCTGTTTGAGTGCGAATCCATAATCAATCCACCACGCTTTATGATGTGCGGCATTATTTTTTTGAATTCAGAAATCGGCAAAATCTCGCCATCAACATCCTTAACTTCGACGGTTCCCCATCCACGATATAATCTGTCATCCTCGTTTAGAATCTCGTCCATTGGGAATTGTTCTGGTTTATCGAATTCTCTCATTAATAAAATAACACTTCCTTAAATTTAAGCCTTTCGTTTTTAAATTAATTATAATCTTCGCATCCTTTGCATAATTTGCACTTTTCACATCTTTCTTTTCTTTTAGAAAAACATCCCTTGCATAAAAAGCATCCAAATTGTGGATAAAATTTTAATGTGATATCAAAACCGCATGCGTTGCAATCTTTGCATCTTCCCATTTTATTTTTTTAACTCCTTTATGGCCCAAACAATAAAAACAAAAAATGCAAGGGTATAATTTGCTATTGTCCATCCGGTTAAAAACCATTGTATAAATTCCATATAAACTATTATAGTTTATAGTTTTTAAAAGTTTCTTTCCCATTTAAATGGGTAGTGCTAACTTCTCGACGTTGTGTAGTGACAATCCTAAAATATACTAAAATAGGATAACGTTAAATTAACGTTAATCCATTATTGTTAACAGTAGTCCGTAAAAAATGATTACTATTTTCTTTCAAAAACTATACTTTCAAAAGTATTTATTTAGTATCTAATTAGGTACTAAATGATATTATATGATATTATCAATTTTTCATTTTTCCTTGAATTTAAACATCGATGATTCAATTGCTCTTTCCATGAAAAATGTTCCATCGAATCCTCTTGCTCTAATTTTATTGGCTATTTTTATTGCGACGGCCCTGACTTGCGCTTCGTTTCTTATTCCAAGTTTTCTTCTAACCCATCCCTCTAAAACTTTTGGATTTATCTTTCCCGGTCCACGACCCTTGTCAATGATATCTGCATAAGGTGCTTTGTAATGAACAAAATCTTTTCCTACGTCGACATCTCTTAAAATATTTGCCGTGTCAAGACTTCCGTCGTTGATTAAATTATCCTGCGATTCTTTAAAAATTAATAAAGTTAATTTCTGGATTATTTCTTCTGTTATTTTGTCTATGCTTTCTGTCATGAGAATAATTATACTCGGCTTGTAATAAATTTTTTCTTTTCTGTTGTATGATCAAATTTATGACGTCTTCCTATTTTGTCAAGGCACTCCGGGCAGCAGTCGATTGATATCTGATTGCACATTCCATTTATTGGCCTGCATGTGAAATCATCAACTTTGTAAACCAACGGATATCGTATGTGTTCCCTTTTGACTAATTCAAATCTTGCACCTGATTCTTTTGAAAGTTGAATTATCTTTTGAAATGTTTCGTCGGTTACATTAAAAAGCAATGGGAAAACTCTCTCCGATTCTTTGTGACAAACTCCGCAACGGATCCATTTGTTTGGTTTTTTTATTATTTCTTTTCTGTTGAATAATTTATCGTCAACGGTTCCCTGCAAATCTTTTCTAAATTCCTGCGCCATATTTATTTTGTATTTACTTTGTATATACTAAAATGTATTTAAATTTATTTAAAATATATTTAAGTTAAAATAGAAATTGTATGCCTCTCGTTTGGATGTGCAATATATCCTCTTGCCTCAAGTCCGTATTCATTTGCGGTATCTTTTATTATTTTTTGCAATTGATTAAGCGTAACTCCTTTTGCAGTTCTTTCTGTTATTGCTTTGCATACTTCTGATGTTCTATTATCCTTTGGCCCTATCCATCTATATTTTAATTTTTGCTCTGGATCTATTTCTTTAAACATAAATTCTCTTGCTGAATTTTGTAATGATGTTTGTTCTGTCCTGACGATTGTTTCTGCTTGTTCTTTTTCAACACCTATGTTTTGAACTTTCTCGATTACTTCATTTGTTGATAGACTTTCCAAAAATCCTTTAAGAATTGTTTTTCTTATCTCTTCGCTTTTTATTTTAGACATGCCGTCGAATACTTTTTTCCATAAATATTTTTTAATATAGTTTACAAATTCTTCAGACAAATCTTTTCTTACTTCAACTGGCTTTCCGTCTTTCTCTATGCATTTTGACTCTTGCTTAAAAAAATCACTAAGTAAATCCTCTTTGTTAAAAACCTGTGCAGGCATTCCCCCCATAGGCGTCGGCGCTTGACTTGTCTCCTGTCCGAATGGCGCTTGCTGCATTGGTGTATTAACTGGTGTTTCTGAAAATTCAAAATTCTTCTCTTTTGGATAATAAGTTATTTGGAATCCCATTTCAGACATTTTCTTTGCGTTGTCTATTTTTATTCCAAGTCTCTTCTCGTCCTCTGTCTCGTCGCGTTCTTCTGGTTCCTCTAATTCTAATTTATAACTCGTAATTTTAAATTGCTTTAATATCCATGGGAAAACTTCTTCATTGAATATTTTTTGTCCTTCTTCAAGAGCTCTGTTTGTTACTGCAATTTGCTGGCTCTCATTATTTAATCCCCCAGATTGTTCTAAATCTCCGGCGAACATCGGCATAAGTCCGTAAATTGCAAGTATCTTTCTGCACATTTCGTTTCTACTTTCTGTGTATTGCATCTCTGTTAATGGCCGCATGATGTCAATCCATTGAACACCTTGTTTTGTGTTTGGCCCGCTTTCTGAAATAAGTGGCGCGATTCCGTGTGGATCTTTCTTTGTCTCGGATTTCATGTATTCCCAACCTTTCTTTACTGATTCGAAGTTGTTTGTGTTAATTGCAAGGAATCCTCTTGGCGGTCTTCCTTTCTGATAAGCCAACATAAGATATCTATCCATCTGCAGCAACGTTACAACCTTCATCCAAATTGAAAAAATAGGAGAATATCCATAAGTCATGCTTGGATTGTGCGGCATAATGTGCTTTACTTCATCTTCGTAATAATAAACATATTTTCCGTTTTCTACCTCTCCTCTATAAAAAACCTGTCGCATTTCTTTTCCATCTTTCGGAGAAATAAAATCATATTTCTGTGCTTCTGATTCTTCGTATAATTCACTTCTATTTATTGGAGATGCATAAAACTTTTTTCCGTCTGGACTAATTCCTAAATTTCCTTTCTCGTCGGATATCAATCTCATTCTCATTGGATTTGCTCGGATGACTTCTTTCGCTGTTGTCATCTCGTCAATTATTTCTCCATAAAAATTAAAATAATAATCTTTTAAAATTAAAAAATATCCGTTGTCCAAGGCGTCTGCATCAAACTGCACGGTTTTACTCATTTCGATTAAACTTTGTTTGTTGTTGTTGCATGACTTGATTAATGCTTTAAGCCTTTCTTCCTGTTGCGGATCCGGTGTTTCAAAAATGGATTCGTATTTTAATCCTCTTCTGAATATTCCTGATTTCTTTGCATTTAATCCGGTTCTTAAAACATCTGAAACCAGTGCCAAATCATAAATATATTTCTCGCTTAATGGAAAAATTGGGATTAATGCCTTGTCATCTGCAGCACTTTGAAAGAATCTGTCTTCTGCAAATGGTTTTATGCTGTCTTTCCACTTATTTGCTTTTTGTAAAAATTGATTATATTCCTTTTTTATGTCTGTGAATTTTTCATCTTTTTTTACTTTAAAACCGAATAAATCCATTCTTATCTTAATTGTTTTTTGTTTATTTAAGTTTCTATCCGAAGATTAATTTATCATCGTCCTCTAATATTCCAAATCTTCCAAATGGTTTAGATAATTGACACAATGCGTATCTCGTCGCGTCCATCAAGTGATTATTTAAATCAACTGGCTCGTCTATTATTTTTTCGTTTTTATCAATCTTCCACTTGTATGTTCTTATTTCTTTAACATATTCAACTGATTCTTTTGTGATAAATATTTTATGCATTTTCAAAAAGTTTATTCCCCGGAGGACTGAATCGTTTTCTTTTAATGCAGGATAAATATTGAATCCGTCTTTTTTTATTGCCTCTATTATTTCTGGCCTTGCGTTGTCTGCATAAATTGTGTCTGTTCGCTTCAATATTCCTGATTCAACTAATTTGTTTAATTCTCCGACAATTAAATCGCTTGTTAAATTTGTTTTGTATAAAAGTTCGTCAACTGCAATTCCCTCTTTGTGATATTTTACTCTAACGAGAGCTGTCGGATCATTAAATCCAAAGTCCAACCCGAAGAATTCCTGTCCTTCAAATTCTTTATATTCTTTTTCTGCATAATCCCAATTTGAGAAAATTGTCGCCTGGGTTACTCCTCTTTCACCCTGTCCGTAAATTCTCCATAAATTTAAATCAATTCCTCTAAGTCTTTTAATTTCGTTTATTACTTTTTCTGTTAAAAATGGATTGTCTTTGAATGTGCTTTTGCTGAAACAAACATCATCTCTGTTTAAAATCTCGTCGTATAACCAATGAAATTCTTCCGACGGATTGTAATCCATAATAACCAAGTCGCTTGTTCGCAGCATTATTTGAATAAAGTCCATCTTCTTAAATTCTAAAACTTCATTAAAATAAACGATATCTCTTCTTGGCCCTCTAACTTTTTGTTCCTCGTCACTTGAATAAAATCTAAAAACGTTTGTTCCGATTTTGTATGTGTTCTCTGTTTTGTTATGATTGTCTACTGAATAAATTTCCATCTTAATTAAAATATCAAAAAAATCTTTTAATACTGAAATTCTTAATGCCGGGAATGTTCTTCTGACTATATCAATTGTTTTATGATCCCATTTGGTCATAGCCATGGTGATCAGGTATTGCAGAATTGTGTATGTCTTGCTGGATCCTGTTCCCCCCTGAAATACAATAATTGGCTTAGTGTTCTTGAGGAGGATTCTCATCAGAGGCCCCGACTTCATTTTCGTTATCTCTTCCATCTACAATCTCCAGTTGCAATTTAATTGGTCCTTTGACTTCAACCTTATCCGGTACTTTCTCTTTCTCGCCCCATGCTTCCATTTCTTCCCTGTATTTTTGTGCGACACCCATTAAAATTAAAATCGCCTTAGCTTTGTCTTCCTTTGTTTCTGCATCATTCATTAATTTTAATGCTTCGACGAGCGCGCGGTCTCTCGCAATTCTAACGTCCATTTTGACTTGCTTTAAATCTCCTGGTGTAAAATTTCCCTTAATCCATTTAAAATCCTTATAAATTACCCTCTCGCCAACTTGGTAAAGTTCCGCCAAGCTCTTAATCCTACGCATTGCCCCGCTTATTCCTACATTTTTTACAAGATTGTTTAAAATCTGCATTCTACGTTCAATCGCTATTTTTTGAACGGTTTTTGAACAGTTTGCCGTCCAAATTGGCAGTTCAATTTTTGGTGAGTTTGAACGAGTTTCCTTTGCTTTTTGAACGTTATCTTCTGTCATGTTCGTGGATCGTGTAATAAATCATTTACTTTTTGCGCGTGCTGATTTGTGAGGGATTCCCAACGTTTTATGATAACTTCGACATAATGCGGGTCTAACTCCATCATGTAGCATCTTCTGCTTGTATTCTCGCATGCAATCATTGTGCTGCCGCTTCCTCCGAATAAGTCGAGAACTATGTCTCCTGGGTCGCTGCTGTTCTCAATTGCGCGCTGTATTAATGCAACTGGCTTCATTGTTGGATGAACGTATTCCCCTGGGTTTCTTCTCTTAAAAAACCATACATCTGTTTGGCCTCTGCTTCCTCTGAATTTCTTTTCTGGATAATAAAAATATAACATTGGCTCGTATTGTGAATGATAATCTCTTGCGAGAATTGAAAATCCGTTTTTAACCCACATAATGAACGTTGGTCTGAATCCTATGTTTTTGAATACCCACGGGTAGATTTGCTCGATTTGATTTGTTCCGCAGCACATGTAAACTGCGCCTTTGCATATTCCTGTGTTGATTAAATCCAATAAATCTGTGACTTGAAAGTTTATGTCGTTCATTATCCCTCCGAGATTTGTCTTGCTTCTTCCGCCTTTTCTTCTTGCTTCTGGGATGTAATTTACGCTGTATGGCGGATCCATCCATATCATATCTGCTTTTTGTCCGCTTAAAAGGTGTGCTACGTCTGTGAGAGAAAGTGAGTCACCGCACATTAAAATATGATTTCCTAAAATAAATTTATCTCCTTTATTAATTTCCATAACTCTGGATTTCCCCCTTTAATGTTTTCCAAGATTCTGGAAACTGAACATATCTATTTTCCATTATAATTCCCTCTGTTTTTCTTTTGGTGCTTCGTCTCCCCATGCATCAAATCCGGCAATTACTCTTCTACTAAAAATATCTATTCTTGGTTCAGGACTCATCTTTTTAATTTTGTTATAAAACTTTGTCGGCTTTTCTGAATGATGTCCTGGTTTTGTAAATGCTTCAATCCAATTTAATTCTGCGATTCCAATCCATTTCTGCATTGGCTTTCCGTAAAATCCTAATAAGCAAAATTCTGCTGAACTTTTATATCCATTTGCAACGCAGAATCCTGTTGGTTTTACCCATGTTATTGTCATGTGATAATTAACACCCCATTTTTCTAAAATATTAAACGCCTCTTTTAAAAGTTTATTTGTTGTCCATAAATAAATATGTGCTCCTGGCGCTGCAAAATCTTTTAATGGAAAATTTCCTATTTCTTCTAACGTCATTGTTTTGTATGGCAATTCTTGTCTTCTATTGGGTCTTCTTCCGTAGTGGCCTTGCATTTGTATGCTCCATGGGGGATCTATTACAATTGTGTTATATTTTTTTTGTTCCATTTTTATTCTAACCCCGCGATTAATTTTTTTCTCTTTTTCTTGATTCTACTTACAATCTCTGTGAATTTGCTGTCTGAAATTTCTTCGGCGATTTTATCACATCCTTTTTCTTGGTTGATTATTATTCCACCGGATTTTAAAAATAAATCTTCAAGTGCTATATCTAATTGAACTCTTTCCTCGTGAGTTAATTCTAATTTTAATTTATCTAATCTTTCCTTTACTTTGTGACTCATTGTTTTTTCTCCATACTTCTCTCCAGGCCAATAATTCTGGATCTTGGTGCATTAATTTAAAAATTTCTTCAATGCAATGAATTCGGAAATTGTCTAATTCTTCTAAAATTTTTGTGTGTTTATCGTTTATTCTATTTGCAGCATTGTGATATCTATCTTCAATTGCTTTAATTTTTTTGTTCACTTCTCTTTGTTTCATATCACTTTCTCTGCCGGATCCACGGCCCTTTGAATTTCTAATTTTGCATTTGGCTTGTACATTAAAAATCTTTCAATTGCTACACTTACGTAATTTGGATCTAATTCTATTCCTAATCCTTTTCTGTTTAATTGATCGCATGCGATTATTGTTGTTCCTGATCCGCAGAAAGGATCGAGTATTCTTTCTCCCTCGAAACTAAAAAATCTTATGCAATTAAAAGGCAGTTGTGTTGGAAATGGCGCTGGGTGTGATATTCCCTTGTCTGCCCATAAATGTGTCTCTGGTTGCATTTCCCATACATTTCCTGAAAATTTTGATAAAAGTATATTTGGTATTTTTTCATCTTTTCTTTTTTCTGTTGATCTCGCGTCATCCTGCATTGCTCCAATTTTGTAAGTTATCAAATTATTGAATTCTTTCGGCAATTCGTCGGCTGAATAAATTTGAATAAACTCTGTTCTTAATGATGGACTATACATTCTTGGAAAAGGATTTCTAAAAGTGTATGTTGGCTTTCCTGATCCTTCTGGTTTTAACCAGTATATATTTCTAAAAAAATGATATCCTAATTTCTTAAAAATAAAATGATATTCCGCCATTAAGTTTATTGGCCCGCTTTCCTTTCCAACATTAATGCATAGATATCTTGCTTTGTTTATGAAATCTTTAATATTAGAAAAAATCTTTTCCATCATTTCAAAGTAATCCTTCCAATCTTGGTTATCGTTGTATGCGCTGTAATCTTTCCCTACGTTATATGGTGGACTTGTAACAACCAAATCTATTTTTTTGTCTCCTATTAATTTTCTTAAATTATCTGGATCTCTTGAATCTCCGCATATTATGTAATGTTCGTCTAATTTTACAATATCTCCGAATTTTATTCCGTGCTTGTTTTCTAATTTGAATGTATCCTCTGCACTTTTAGCAAATATTTTTTCTTTGTCTTTTTCTTTTAATCCAAGCAAATAATTTATTTCTTCTGTTCCGAATCCGGTATGTCCTAATAAATCCTGATTTGATTCGTCAATCTGTTGAAGTATCTCGATTAATTTATCTTCTTCGAATTCTCCTGAGATTTTATTCATTGCAAGGTTTAATGCTTTTTCCTGTTCAATTGTTAAATCTAAAAATATCGCGTCTGTTTCTTCAATTCCTTCGTCTGTTAAAACTTTTAGAAGTTGGTGTCCGGAGATTAAATTTCCTGTATTTTTATTTATTATTAATGGTCTTAAAATTCCAAATGTTTTTACTGATTTTTTTAAATTGTTGTAATCCTTCTCGCTTATTTTTCTTGGATTATATTCTGCTGCTTTAACTTCACTTACTTTAATTAAACTCTTTGCTGGAAGTTCCATAAAAAGTAAAAAGAATTATAGTTTATAAAATTATTTATTTCTTGCTATTTTCTGACCATTTAATCAATGCAGCCCAAGCCTTTTGAACTACCGCGCTTATTCCGGCAGCCATTGATCCGTTTATAAGAATTCCGAAATCGTTTCCTGTGTATCCTGCGATTCCCCCGACTATTGCGGAAATTATTAAAGTTGGAACTGCTTTCATCCAGGCAAATTTTTCCTTTGATGGCTTGTTTGCAAGTCCTGAAAGTGCATAAACTGCTCCACCGAGAATTCCCTCAAATATAAGCACGTAATCCATAATTCATTTAAGTCGCTGATATATTTAAATGTTTTTATTTTAAAAAAGGTATGAAATTAGTGCAAAAAAGAAACTTGTGATCATTCCAGGAATAATGTCATACTGATGAGTTAAAACATCTTTTATTCTTGATTTAACTATTTTCCATCCTTCCGGTGTTTTTGGGAAAACGTATTCTTTTCCAAAAAAGATAAAGATTACTTTAAAATATTTTCTCCATTCGTTTGTTCCGTACCATTTGTAATCTGCAGGTATCCAAGTATAATTATCCAAACACATCGCAAACATCACAAGTGTATAACATATTAT